TCCCAATAAAAAAGCCCCACCCAAAGGTGGGCAGGGATTAATCTTTATTTAAGTAATATTACGCACCAGCGTAAGATACTGCAACGATACCTTTTTCTTTGTTATCCGTATCACGGATTAGAGATTCTAGGTTTAGACGTTGTGTAGCAAAGATTACTCTACGATCTTTCTCTACGTCAAAGTCAGTACGTACTGTAATGTTACGTTGAGTAGGAACGATGAAGTTCTTAGTGTTAACTAGGATAGCGTATACTTTAGAAACACCAGGTGCTTCGAAGTGGTCACTTACGATAACTGGCATACCGTAGATAGAACCAACTTGGCCAGAAAGCTTAGTAGCTGCTCCACCAACAAGGTTAACGTCAGCCCATGCGTCGTCTTCAACAAGCGCGTAGTAAGCTTCTGTTGAAACTACTAGAGTCACGTCACGAACCTTAAGTCCGTAAAGTTTCATTTTCTTACGAGCTTTAAGAATCATCTTAGCAGTAATTGGTGTAGCTCCACTAGCTGTAGCAGCTGAAACTTCAACACCGCCAGCTTTACCAGTTGAATCAGAAGAACCTTCCGCTTCAGTAGCACGAATTACTAGACCTTTAGGTTGGCCAGAACCAGTCCCTAATAGGAATGCGCGGTCGATTTCGTTAGCGTGTGCTTCAACTAAGTGTTGACGGATAAGAGGTAGAAGTGGCATAATAACATCTTCTGATGTTTCATCTGTGATGAAGCTCTTAGCAGCTAACTTGAAAGTCTTTAAGTTGATTTCTGTTAGTTGGTTAGAGATTTCTCCACCTGAGCTACCATCTGTACCATAACTAGTACTTTCAACCCATGTAGCGTTTTTACGGTTAGGGTTTACTGGGATAGTAAGGTTAGCAGAAGTCATAGTAATGTCTTGGAACAGAGGAGCAATTACTAGTTCAGCTTGAATATCGCGAATCAGGTCTTGAGAGAATACTGTTTCGTACGCTTCGCTTGATACTTCAATTGAAGAAGAATCGTTAACAGCTTTGATACTCTCACCAAACTTAGTACCGAAAGTACCTTGCTTAGTTACCAGACCAAGTAAAACTGCATCACTAGCTGTTTTACGAGCTTCGCCTTGCATACCTTCGTTTACACGATTATAGTTAAACGATTTAGACTTAGCAGCAACTACTTGGCGTACTTCTGTCTCAAGAGCTTCGATAATAGCTTGCTTTTCTTTCATTTCCGCAGAGAAAGCATCAGAGCTCTCTTTCATTTTAGCTTCAAGACCTTCTACTAATTCTTTAGCAGCGGCAGTAGAAGCAGCTTTGATTTCTGCAATACGCTGTTCATCTTCTGCAGCTTTAGCATCTTTAGCAGCTTTAGCAGCAGCAGCAGCGGCTTCGCGGTCTGCGATTAATTTTTCAACGTCGCTCATTGTAAGCGTCGGTTTGTTTTGTTCAGTGCTATTTGGCATTGTTTCTTCCTTATGAGATTCATTATTTTCAGCCTTTTTATTTGAAGGCAATAGTTCATTTTTGAATGCCTCAGCATCACTATCAGATAGCGATTTAGAGACCGAAAAAGTAGAGTCTTGGTTACAAGGAACGGAAACAACCGATACCTCTAGTAACTCTAATTCTGTGATTAAATATGTATCGGTTTTACTGTGGTACTCTGCGTCCTTTATGTAAAATCCAACACTAAATGTTGTAAGGATACCATCTTTAACAAGATCGTACACCCTACCGGCACCTTTGCTAATCAAAGCTTTAATTCTTAAGCCTTGCTCATCAATGTAGTGTTCTATAGCTTTACCGACAGGGTTACTGTGGTCATGGTAAGCTAATATGATGGGGTTTTTTAAAAAGTTAGAAAGTGCTCCCGCCTTCTTCCAAGTGTCCATAGGGATAACATCCCCTGACCTATCTTTAGAAGTAGTATTTGCATACCCTTCAATTATTAGATCATCGGTCTCTTCATCTAAAGTAACGGACTTTATCTTACTAACTAGCCTACCTTCGTAGGACTTATTTAGCTTTGTCATTAATAGTTGCCTCTGCAGGAGCTTTAGGCTTAGCTACAGGAGTAGTTACTTTAGCAGGCTTTAAGAACTTTTCGTATTCAGCTACGAAGTTGTCCCAGCTACCAAAGTCTTCATAAAGGTCTTGTAGAGAACAAGGAGCATCTTCGTCGTTTCTAAACGCAGTCTTTCCAGGTAGTTCTTTACCGTATACTTCTTTGATTTCTTTTAGTTTAGACATTATTCATCTTTATCTGAAGGGGGTTTGCCACCTTCCTGTCCCGAGACTCCAGTAGCAGAACCGGCTATGTTAGCTGGAACTCTTATCTCGTCTAGGGCGGGGTCATCAATTTTTTCTAGTCGTAATGTTTCTCTCGCTTCTGCTCCTAGCATAATACCATTATTAACAAGAGAAGACAATCTATCAGATTCAGCCTTCTGGTCAGGTCTTAGTGCTATTACTTTATGAGTGGACAACTGAATGTCGTACCCAAAGAAGAATTCAAAAATTGATTCGAACTTAGTAAGCATTGGCAGTATAGTAGTTGAGAACATTAGTTCCATATTAGGTCTAATATTTGCGTTATTACCAGAATCTAGTAATATATGAGGTATGCCTAGCGCCATAGAAATACGTTTCTCCATAGTTTCCATGGAGCCGTTGAAGTCTATATCCTTAAAGCTATTAGTATTTAAGGACTTAGCCGTCATTCCAGCGTCTAGTATCATTGGTCTACCAGAGGAGTCTTTAGGATTGAATTTCTGCATCCACTCTTCTTCTCGTCTATTTTTTAACTTAGAGCTTAGTACGGCCTCAGTCTCAACTATAAGACCAATCAGTGTACCACTCTCGTAAAATCTAGACTGAAATTCTAAGGCGGACTCATGAGTTAAGATAGTCTTTAAACACGCTAGGAGTCTTGACCTACCTCGGTAACTTCGGTACTCTGAGGAGGCGGAGTTGTCTCTGATGTGTAGAACTTCATGAGGTTTAAAGTGAGTAGTAGAATTAAGAGTGTACCCCGAAACGTACGTTTTTTCATCCGGAACTACCTCCATATCTTTGGCAGGTAAGTGATACAGTCCAGCTCCATCAAAGTGAATGAATGCATTACCGTCTACTATTAGGTCTAGCAATAATAATCGCTTAAACGTATTAATATCCATAAAAGGGTTAGGTCTGTTATTAAGAAGAACTTTTAATGTCTTCTCTCTAAGACCACTGGTTTTAGGGGTAAAGGGTAATTTTTCTTTTATATCGAATTCTATGTCCGATCCTAAATCTACTAGAAGGTTAACACATCGGTTGACAATCTCCATTAGGTTGTAAGAATTTTCAGTTGTTCTTTGTTTGGTCTGGTTGCTGCTAACACTAGTGCCAGCTTCTTCGGCAATGAAGCGTTGGCCTCTATTGCCTTTATTTTTGTAAAGTTTATTTCGTAGGTTGGACACTTAGCATTTTTCCTTTAAATAAGGGAAGAGAATCTACCTTTAGAAACTTTACCCTCGGCCTTGTCACGTTGCTTTTTAACCCAACGTTCCTGTTTTTCAGCGGTATGTAAAGGAGGCTCTCTACCGTAAATAGAGTGTAGTTTTCTGTGGTGGTCCGCACATAGTGTAACAGTAAAGTCTATAAGTTCATACTCGTACATAGCGTAAAAGCCATCTCTCATAGCTACCACTTCCTCGTCTGTTGTAACAGGGATGTTGTGCTCCTCAACATAATTCTTGAAGAGTGTAGAAACTGTAGTATAGTGGTGCAGCTCTAGGTTCTCGTCTGTTCCACATATACTGCATTTACAGTCCTTCTTGTATCTGGACTTAATCCCATCTCGTATATGTTTAACAGCTACTCGTTTTTTATTGTTTGCTGCCATAAAATCCTTCCTCCATATCAATATAAGCTATTATAATCATTTTTGAAAATTTGTAAAGTAATTAATTTACTCCCACTTCCGTCTACACAGTAAAGCTGTATAGTGCATAGCGTAAAGCGTCCGCTATGTGCGAAAACTCGTTATGGATAGGCTTGGGTTGTAGCAGCTCTGGTCTAGGGTCCCATCTGTAGTTGGCTAGCATATCTAACGTGTTGCGGCATTTAATGTCCACAATAAGACGACCATTGTCTATAAGGCTTTGCACGTATGCTATACCATCGAGCTTAGACTTTTTGCTAGGGTTAGAAGGTATATCGTATAACTCAGCCAAGTCATGCCTAAACTGGGCTGCGGCGGAGTCGCAAAATATGAAGTCGGCATCGTCGCCCATCATACTTCTTAGCTCTTTCGCATGTTGCTCAGTGTTTCTTTGATTGTCAAGATACTCTTCCGTAAGGTAGAATATGCCCTCGTCGAAATCATAGTACATTTTAACCGCAGCAGTGGGATCCTTATAACCCGCATCAATGCCCATAACAGCATCAAAGCGATCAGCAGGAAAGTTATAGCCTGATAAATCCTTCGCGTACTTATCTTCATCGAAACCTTCATAAATTTGCCCTTCAAAGGTTGTAAAGTCGGCTTCGTATTCCTGTCTGAATTCTGCGTTAGACATTGATAATTTAGCTTCATCTATATCGGACTGAGAAGTCCTAGGGTTATCTCTCCACGTAGAGTGAATAGATGCCCAAAAAGGGTACTTCTCTTCAAAACCACGCATGTAAAATTCGTGGAAGTAATTAGTACCACGAGGGGTTGAAATAAAGATAGCTTTAGAGTTCTCTTTATCTAGGGTAGGTCGTAGCTGAATATTGAACGCATCTTTACCTTTGGAGTCAAGAGCAGCCTCATCAAACAGTATTAAGTCGTAAGAACGACCAACACAGGAGTTAGCTTGTGATACAGACCCTAGTTTAATCAAGGAGCCATTCTCAAGGATAATCTCCTTATCCTTAGCATTCATCTTCTCTACGCCAATCTCATGCTTATTAATCAGCTTTTGCTGTTCTGCCCATGAGATGTTGGATAGCGAGTAGTTAGGTGATATAATTAATATCTGAGTACCGGGCTCCAGAGCTTTCAAGAACGCAATGTGGTTAGCGCTAAAGGTTTTACCTGTACGTCTAGATAAGCAACCTACCACGAAACGATGTTGAGGATCATTGACTGCATTAATCAGACCTATTTGAGGAGGTATTAACTCTACCCCCTCATTTTCAAAGAACTTATCAACTGGTAGCTTTAGGAACCTTTCGTTAATAGGAAAGTCTACTAACTCGTCAGGGTTAATACTGGCTCTTGATACTTCCACTTATTTACCTCCTAAGCTACTTAATAACTTATCGTAACCTGTAGGCTCAACAACATATGTATTGTTGTTTTGAATGTTAGTCTGGTTCTTAACTGAGCGTTCCTCTCTTTCTCGTTGTTTTTCTAGGAGTTTAAGCTCAAGCTCCATTTCTTTCATTTTCATATCATGCTGCATCTTAACTAGTTCTGCGATGTCCTTACTAGAACCTAAGTCGGTGTCGTCCATTTCCTCGAGCTTCTTCTCGAATATTGCATCCATTACGGAAGCAAGTTTGAAACGGTTCCTAAACCCTGATTCATGATATATTCTATCAATGTAGGTCTTTACTTCTCGCTTGCTAAGCATGTCCTCTACATCAGCTATCTGCATATCTAAATGATTGGCAGCAAGTTCCATATTGCCACCATTCTGTAGGTATACTGTAGCTACTTTTAAACCTTCCGGACTAAGCTTTTCCGGGTCTATTAAATCTACACTCATTTAGTCTAATCCTATAAAAGAGAAACTAAATGCTGGTATTATCAAGCTGTTTGGTTCCCCTCCGCTGCCGTATGCGGCTCTATAATTTATATCGTACTCTAGTGTGAACTGAGCATCTGTAGTTTTTACCAAGTAAACATCAACGTTAAACTGGTAGTTTATCTCCCAATAAGGGTCGCCACTGGCCTGAATGGACTTATTAAATAGTGCACTCTTTTTAAACGTATGGATGTGAACTCTACTAGTAAACGAAGAGAACCCCATAACAGGCTTCTGCGCAGTCTCAAGCTCTGTCCAGTCATCAAAACCTTCAGGGTACGCAGTAGGTACTAGGCAGTACCCTATAACAGTAGACCTGCTAGTATCTATTATAATACTTTCGTTACTAGAGGTACCATTACTAAAGTAGGTAGATACACGAACATTATCGCCCTCATTCAACAATGGGTGCGAAGGCACCTCTACTGTGAAGGCCGATGAATCATCTGTCCCCAATACGCCTAAATATCTCATACGAGTTCTTCCTCGACCAGCATTAAACCATGTATTACCAGAACGTTTAATAATCCCCTTGGTCATTTCAATATCCCAGTCAGAACCCCCACTAGTACCTAGTATCTGCATAGCATCAGCTTCCTCACTGCCATGGTAAATACCTAATGTGTCTACTGTACCTTTATTAGCTATTATAACATCTGACAAGTTCATACTATCAACATAGGAAGAGTCAGTAACAGTATTGCAGTAAGATAGTATCATGTTGGTAAAGTCCATACCAAACACTTCAAACTCATTAGGATTAAGCTTAATACCATCATCACTACCACGAACATCAACGTACTCCAAACCTAAACCATTAGCACGTATGTTAAATTCGTATATCTCTATACTCCTAACACCTCTATTAGAGCGTAAGAATGAAGTATTGTTATTATAATAGGCACTGGAAGTGCCAAACCCTGTCTGGTTACCAAAGTATAACACATCAACAGCGTACGCTTGGTCAGTAAAATCAATCTCTCTAGTCAAAGCAGGAGTACATAAAGTTCTATCACCATTAGCATCCACTGACACCAGCATAATCATACGACCTTCGTTTATACTATAAGTCGTATTGGCTCCTGTTAGAATATCAACAGCACCTGTAAATTTAAACTCTCGTATAGTACCAGCACCAGTATAAATTTTATCTGTATAGTTAAGCAGTCTGACAGCTTTAGTACAAACAATGTAATCAAACTTAGAGTGGAAATACGTATCAGAACCGTAATCTACATTAACGCCTACCCAATCCTGAAACCAATCAACAGAATCCTTGCCCGTCTCCACCGCAGGCGGTGTATCTGGCACGACCGAGGGGTTACACATATGGAATATTTGCTCTCCGGCTCGGTTTACCCCAAGATAGAAATCACAAGGAGCCTCTGGCTCCACCCTACTAGGAGGGGGCGATAGGAGCGACTTAGTAACTGTGTTACTCCACCCACCGTATAGTAAGTCGGAGCCAGTACCTTTAACGAATCTTATTTTAAAAGAGCCACCTGAGGAGTGTGTATAGCTACTAGCGTTATCTAGGAACACTAATGTATTGTCTCTTCTGATTTCTACACGCTCATTCGATAATATATTTGGAGTCCAATCTAGAGTAACCCCATCATATCTAGAAATACCCGATAGGCTTCTTGTGGCAGGAACGCTATGAAATGAAATACTAACAACATTACTAGGGTATAAATCATCAGTTCTTACTTGAATGTTTACTATATCTCTACTAGGGTCTAACTGAATGGAGTTGCCTGTAGTACTGTTTCCAGAATATATCCACTCGCCGTCTACTTCCCAGTACACATAGTATCTCCCCGGCTCTGAGGGTTCTGTCCAAGATAACGTACAGTATCTATATAACGGTAGAGACTGTACACGCAGGTCGTTTACGACCTTGTTAGGGTTTTCTGGCACATAGTATAGTGTTACTATGGGGGATGAAATATTATATATCATTCAATAGTACCTGTCTCTGTCTCAACTACCATGTCTAGTCTGAATTCGTAGGTTACTTGACTGGAAAGTCCTGTAACTCTTCTACTAATGTCCTTCTGTATAAAGAAGTCGTCTCCGCTATTAATGCTAATGGAGGCCCCCGCGTCTGTCCATGAGCTAGCTCCCTCAGCCCTGTACTTAAACTGCGCAGTATTACCCGTAGACTTGAATTTAGCCCCTGAACCCGCTGTAAGACGTACTTTAGCCTCTAAGTCTACCCCCGAACCTGAAATAGACCCTGAAAGTGTTGTATTGTTATTCATAAATTCCCCCTATTAGAAGTAGTATACACAAGTCTGCCCCCAGATTCAACTCAATTATTTTAGGATACGTATGGTATTGGCGTTTAAAGCCGTTTTTCAAAAATCCCATTTTTCTTGTGTTCCGTACGTACGAGGGGGCGGCCCAGATCGTGAAATTTCGGTAGTCTCCTAACCCCCCAGGGTATGGGATCACATACCTAAGCATGTGATCCCGATCCGGTTAGCTTGCTTCTGGTGCAAGCATTGTTTTAATGAACTTGTCTAACGCTTCAAGCTCTGGCTTGCTGGACTTCTCTAAACTATCCAGCGTCAAGCCCGTTGTAGTAGCAATGCTTCTCACAATGTCGATCTTGCGCGTGGCCGATGCTCCACCAACCTTACGCGCTGCGTCTGCTTTCACGTACTGCTTTAAGCTTACAAGCTTCTGGCGGGCTGCGTGGTGCGTCACTTCTACTTCATCGGCAATAGTAATTAGCGCCTTTTGATCGATTGCCTTGCCGTCATTAGCTTCGATAGCTGCTGTGTAAAGCTCAACTAATTTGTTTGTATCTTGCTCGTTCCAAGTGTTAGCCATTTTTGTGATCTCCTGATCATTAATTAAAGAAATTTGGTAGCGGGTTTTTTAAGTTATCCCGTTGCAACTAGTTTATCAATTGAGCGCTAAAAGTCAATAACAATTTGAGCATTTAATGTAATTAATTGCACTGATCCATTTTGGTATTCAAATATAGATCCGTGATCCCACGAACTAGCGCCCCCTCGGTTGTAGCCTTGCATTAGACGCGCTGTAACGCCTGAGGTAAATATACTTCCCAGTATAGCAGGGGAATGCGTATGCCCCGTTATCAGTGGTAACGACCAGTTTTTGAACTGTGAAGCGCTACCGCTTGCCCCGTTCTGGCCTTTGTGCCCGTGCTGGCTGTAATCGTATTTATATGGCTTATACGGTACATCCATTCGACCAAAAACAATATTATCAGGTAATGGACCAAGCTTGGCAAGATCGGCATTCTCTAAGGCGATCTGTAAAGCATTTTTCGCCCCCTCACCCTGATCCATAGTATCACAAACCAGCCAATTTAACAGGTGGTAGATCTTACTATTTGAAGCATCTGTTTTAACATTGTAGCTGCTATCGTCCAGCCAATTGTCTAGGGCTGAATTATGGTTACTTTCAGTGATCATAACTTCATCACAAATATCTGACAATTCCGTCAACTGTTCGATCACTTTACTTAAGTCATTCGATACGGTTTCGCCTTGTGTAGCATATAAATGCTTCCCCGATCCACGATTATGATGTGATCTTGTACTAAAGTGCAAAATGTCATCTACTGCGATCACACTAGGACGGATCTTTTCGAGGAAATACATTTGCTTTGCCCAGTACTGATCATCGGCTACCTCACAATGTAGATCGCCTAACTTGCAAGCTACTGGCGCATTGTTGTACTGGTATTCCAGTTCTGGGATCAATAGTTCTAACTTGCCATTATCGCCCTGCATGGCGTTGGTAACGTTGTAGCCTTCATCGCACTTATAAGCGATGATTGCACCCTGTCTATGATCCTTTTCCGCTTCACTACCAGCACGACCGCGCTTATAGTTGTAACCTGTTACGGATCCGGTTGTAACTGCCTTGCGAATCGCTTGGTCGTTCAAACGTGGCAATGTTTTATACTGCTGTTTAGGCGATCCAACAACTGTACAAAGTTCACCCGTATTGAGCAATCCCGCCGCGTTAATAGGCATCTTAGCAGTTGGTAGCACTCCGGCCTGTGCTGCTAGGCGTACCGCTCCGCGTTCCCAGAGCCAGCAATCTTGTTCAATCATGTAATCACGAATAGCGGTATTAAAATACTGCATTTCAGATTCGGCATGTGGATCAAAAGCGTTTTTGTTGTAGTAGACAGGTAAAACCATGATTTCAGCTTTATAGCCTTGGCTTTCAAGATCTTTTTGTAAGTCGATCAATTCTTGCTCGAAGCCCGTTGTGATCGTGTTATTCTGCGCGCTGGAAATGATCGCAACATCAAAACCAGTTTTAACAGGTAATAGTTGATCTTGGGTTTCGGTATAGCCTAGCGTAGTTTCAGCGCTTGGTTTACTCGACTTTTGGATCTTGGCAACCCTTTTTGCCGCTTTTCGTTCGGCCTTCTCTGCTTCAAGTGTAGCCAATATCGCGGGTAACAACTGCCCTGCGTCACCTTCCAGCTTTAAACGTGCTAGGGCGTTTTCTACGACCTCTAAGCGCGTATCACGCTTGCGCTTACCTAGTATATTTTGCTCTTGGCATTCAGTTGTTAAGGCTTTCAAATTTGCTTCATTCATTTTTACGGTTTCCCTATTAAGGTTTATTATGAGGCTATGAAGCCTCCGTATTAGTGGCCGTGAAACGGCACGTGTATAGCTGTCATACCAATGCTTTCAGCCATTTTCAAATTAGCCTGATTATCATCGATCAAAACGGCTCGCATTAGTTCCTGCTCTGAAAAATAAGAGGTCAGATGATCATGCTTTAGCTTAAAGTCGCGGCGCGTGTCGCTTTCACCTTCACGGCTAAAGATCGCACTAGCATTGATCCCGCGCTTGGTTAACCACTTCTCTGAAGATCGACACATCACACGGGCGGTACAAATGAAAAAGTCTCTTCTCATTTCCGTTAATTGTTGCATAGTGACCGCAAAAGGTAAAGCGAAGTCTAAAGCGATCTTTTCGGGCGTACTGTTTTCACGGTAGCTATTAAGATCTAGCGATCCATCCGGTTTAAGGATCTGGCGATGCGTAGCGTCAATTGCTACACCATCAAGGTCAAAAACTGGGATCATCTGACGATCCAATTCTATTGATCGCGCTAGGGCAATACTGTTTTCAAACGTGTTAGGTAAATTGATCATGTTAAATTATCCTAATGTTGCGCTTAGGTATGAGATCCCGCATATAAAGCCAAGGATCTCGATTATGATCTTAGCAGGTTTTTCCGCTTTGATCTCATAATGGGCAGTATGCCAGAAAATAATCACAATGGCAAGTGCCCCAAAAAGGTGCAAAAGCATTTTTGCGTTCCTAGTTGTTCCGACTTGTTAACAAGTATACAGGGCACTAGGGATACCGCCAATCACTTGTATTTATACTCACTATCACTTAAATCTATATTCCAAGCGTGGCTCCCAAATGAGAATGGCTCTCATTTGGCAGCCAAAATTTCCAAATGAGAATGGCTCGCATTTCCAGGCCGGAATCTCCAAATGCGAATGATTCTCATTCAACCGCGCCGATTTGGCATGAGTCCCACCTATGGCATATTATTGCATTTACGTGTAGGATTGTCTAGGACTAAATTATTATAATAGCGTGGTTATTTAGGCGATTTTGTTATATAGTTAATTGTGGCATTCTAGCAATTACTGTGCCAATTCAAAAACCGTGCCAAAGTCGCAAATCGCGTATAAGCGGCCTAAATCGCCCTGTATTGAGAGCATGAGGCAAGCCTAGCAAGTGCATTGCTATACCCCAGAAGTCTTCTCAGATTGCTATTGTGTAAGTCATTGATTTTAAAGGGAAAAATAATGCTTGACAAGTCGGTGGCACGATTTTTTCTATTGCAAACGACGTGCCAACTTTTTTGGTTAAAAGCACCACTTTTTGGTCAAATTGGCACACGGCACGAACCTTGCTTAAATAAGTTATCCACACCCCCCTGTGGGTAAGTGATTTTATGCACAATACTGTATATACATACAAGCGCTGTATCGCATTCTAAGCACTTATGCACAGACTTATCCACAGAAAAAGCACTGTATATCTATACAGTAGTTTAAGGTTGTGGGTAACTCAAACATACCGTTTAAAGCTCCTGTATCGCATTTTAAGAGCACTTAAGGTAAAAGCGGTATTAAAGTAAAGATAGGTGTAAAGCTGTAAAATTTAGCTTAAAAAGCTAAGTGTTTGATTTTACTAGGATTTCCAGGAATGAGTGTAGGATTTCTTTACACTTTTAAAATCCCGCCATGGAAAAGCCTTATAAATCAATAACTTGTAAATTGGCATTGGTCATGCATACCTTATGGTATGGTATAAACGAGGTAGATTATGGTAATAGAGATACTTTTTGTGGTTCTTATAATTTTTGTGGTTCTTATAGTTTTTGAACTATTAAGGCTTTTTACTGGTATATTGCTGGTTGTATGTATTGCGGCTAGTGTTAAGTTAATTGAGAAGGTATTTTAAATATGAACAACAAACAATTGAAACGAGCATTTAATTTAGAGTTAATTCGCAGCGGTGAGAGCGTAGCGCTAATGGTAGCTGTACTATCTAAGATCGATGAAATTGATAGCGAAAAAATAGTTAGTCTAATTTCGCAAGCTATCAGCTTTCAGGTAGCAGAAGATCCCGACGAGCGCGAATATATCGCGGCGCTGGGGAATGCGTTAGTCTGGGCGGCTGAAGATATGTAAAATTTTCAGGCATGTGTCAATATTTTTTACACCCGCTAAACCCTTGTAAATCAAGGGTTTAGTTGTTTTTGGTGTCAGTGTTTTTTACAAATGAACCCGCGAAGGCGGGTGATCGGGCGGGTAAAAATAAAAAAGCCTTATAAAACAGGTAGTTAGCAAATTGGCATCAGACCTGCATTATATATAGTACATTCACACTAAAAGGCTAAACCAAAATGACATTATTGAAGAAAGTAGTACAAATTACTGATGCAGTTTCTTTAACACTAATATCTTTAGAAGGTAAAGCAGTAGATATTATATATTTCAACTACTTAGATGAGTGTAACGCTTCTTTAACTCTATCTAGCCTAGACAAGCCTTTCTCAGTTTGTGCTTATGAACTAGTACACGAAGCGGCGCAAAAGGTAGGGTTGCAGTTTGCTATGGGGATAGACACTCAGAAAGAATTACTACAAGCTATGAAGTGCTTAAAAGCAGTACGCACAAACCTAGACGAAAACGACAAAATGACATTTTCTGTATACTTGACAGAATTTGAATGTAACCAGTAACAGACTACGCCCCTAAAGGGGCACATATCAGAGGTATAGTAAAATGACCAGTTTGAGACTATTATCATTAGTTTGTAACTCGCTGAATTTAACCCAGATTGAGGGTATGCTAGGGCAGGTGGTGGCCGATGTAGCCAAGCTTCAAAAGTTAGCTGCTAATCGTAAACCAAAATTTACAGTTAATTACTTCTTAGATGAGAACCCCTATAATTATCGCGCGGGAGGTTTCACAGTAGACTTTCACTACTACGATGTAAAAGTAAATATAGGGGGTGAGGTATACTGTACCTTGAAAGAGGCTAACAAAGTACAGGTAGGTGTTTTGTACGGTGAAGTACTTGAAGAATTTTTGAAGCTGGTGGATTGATAATGAAAACACTAGATATGCTTATAGCCGCAATGAGTGAAGCTGCCCTTCACGAGAAAGAATTATGTATGACCAGTTACTACACACGTGGTAACCCTAGTAAGGGCACTACTGTAGATAACTGTAATAGTGTTCTAGGATTTGGGGCACTATATTATGGGGACTGCGAATCTTTTGAAAATGAAGCTGGTCGTATGTGGAATAGGTTGCAGGATGAAATAGGCGATAGTCTAGCCGGTTCGATAGTGGACGCTACCGCTGGTGGTAGGCTTTACAGTGCTACAATCTATTGCGAAGCTAAGGGCTGGCCTACTGGCTGGCTAAAAGAACAAAAACACTTACATACTGATAGTTCGGCGCAGGATGCGCTTAGTTATATGTTAGCGGTTAGGGAGCGTATAGAACGTACAGCCCTATGAAAACTACCCGTGAAGAATTTAAAGCAGCAGTAAAAGAGCATGACCAGAAAATTGCTGAAATGCTTCATGCAAGAATTGACGGGTGTGAATTTTTAGAAGAGCAGGAAAAGATTGAACTACTAACCAAATGAGAATCATTCTCATTTGGCGCGC